ACCTTCACAAACCAGATTGTCCATTTTGCAGTAGGAAGTCTGTTCACCCGTATTACGTTGAGTCAGATGCAACCCATTCAAAGGAGGTGTGGTGGAAAACCAAGCCCCCGCTTCATTTGCAGTAACAGAGCAATTATCGAAATTGGTACAGACAGCGAATTCCACACGAATACCATCTTTTGCTACGCCAGCACCCTCAACTTTGAATCTGAGTTTGGAGTGATGGACCGATCGAACATAAACACCGTGCCCTGCTGTTGATGGGGCTTCAACAATGAAACCACTTGTCCCACCCATATTTACATTGTATGTAAACGTATTTATTGTGGGACCAGTGTCCAGAATAACAGCATTACCAATACCAGAGTATCTAAGACGAACCTCCCCATAAGCTTCAATGGTAGCGTTCTGAATAGCCCAATTGGGGGAAATGCTGTAACCGTAAATACCCGCCGGGAAGAACAGCTTATTCTGGATTGCTCCGGTAGCTACCCATGCAGCACAATTTGCCAGTGTCGTACTATTATCCGTAACACCGGCATCTGCTTTCACTCCGAACTGGAGTACAGAAACCTGACCAAACCATTGAAGATACCAACGCCCACCGTCATTCGCTACAATGATCGTTCCACCATTGTCAGCACTGGTAGTATCAGCAAGATTCAAAAAATAATTACCACCACCACCATCACCAATCCCATAATACCCTGCAACAAAAACAGTAGAGTGATTGGTCTTGGTAACGTTGCGTAAAGCATTAATACTGGTCACAACCGGGAAGGTTGTTTGATTGTTGACCACGGTATTCACGTTGTTCAACCAATCGGCTGGAACAGGCGTGACGAAGTCAACAAAAGTCATATTAATGGCCATTCGATACCCCGTTAAGTTTTTCGACCGTACGCATAGCTCCAAATCCAAGCATACCACCAAGCATGGTGATTAACGTGCTAAGATCGAGCGACGGAGGCATCGGCCAGTGATTGATTGCTGCTGCCCATGAAATAAGGGGATCAAGCAGGTATTGATAAGCCAGACCAGAACCACATACCCAACCCACGAAAGGCCTCCAGCCAGCAACAAAAAGAGAAGTATTAGCTGCTTCAACCTTGTTAGTATCTGTCTGAGCTTGAAGTTCGGCAACGGCTGTATCAAGTTCTTTAAACTCCTTCTGTTGTTGGAGTTGTGCCATTTCGTAAGCTGCTTGGGCTTTCTGAGCCGGGTCGGGTATGAATTTATTAATTATCGCTAAACCCTGTCCGATAATGTCATCAAGTCCCATCATATGATATTTAACCTTTATGAATAAATTTCCAGCCACTAAGGAAGATTCCTACACAAGAGACAGCAAACCAGATGGCTCCGATGAATCCCTTATATCTATTAAGATTCTCATCTATCGATTTTACGTGTGAGAGAATCTTTTCGCATGTCTCTTCAGTGAGTTCTTGGCGTGCCTCAAGTGCAGCTACCCGTTCGTGTAATTCATTCATTTTATAGTTTCACATAGAAAAAATTACCACTAGTCATCAACAGCAGGTTGCCACCAGACATGAGTGCAATCGGTTGTCCTAGAGGTTCATCTGGAATTTCAATAGGCGTTACAGGAAGTCCGTTGGGAAATCCTACACTCGGTCTCATACATCCTGCAACTGCCCAACTAGGTTCCCCACTCGAACCTTGCGGAGTACAATAAGGATAGGTTGGGTAATCCGGTCCGTCAAATTCATCAAAACTGGTATCTGAAGTAAATGGAACAGAGATACGTTCCTGTCTTGATCGAAGGAAGTCCATCGGGTGACGATTTTCATAATCATCCGGACAGACAATCAGACCATCCCAACGTTTAAGTGCTATACCTGATTTGATCTTCCGATTACAGACCATACAGAAGACGTTCCACTCACCGGATTTAAAATAATTACGTGACATGGAGTTTACCTCACACGCCGTGCGCGAATAGTCCCTGTTGAGGCCATTGTACTAACGCCAAAACCCGCCTGAGCAACGAGAAAGACAGTGGTCGTGCTTGCAAGACTAAAGCGCTGAGATGGCGCTACCAAACCCTGGTTCGTTGCTGTGGTAAAGGTGGTTTGAATTTGTGCAGACAGTCCATTAGCCGGAAATGTAGCAGATGTGCTACTGATTCCAAGAACAAGGGATGACATCGTTGTTCCGGCAGCAGGATTAAACGCACAACTACCCATAACCTCCCAATCCCCTGCAGTCAAGCTGATGCTCGTGATGTTTGCAGGAGTATTGTTTGTCAAACTAACCGCAGTACCTGTAGCTGTGATATGTTCACCAATACTACCAGCATTAGCATTATCATTGGTGATTGTACCTTTGATACCAGTAGTTGACACCGGAGTCAGAAGACCCGTCATAGTGAGGGTCGAGAACTGAGCAGCACCCGGAGTAACCGTACCGATAGTTACCCCCTGAAGAGTACCACCATTCGCATTGACTGCCGCTGGCGTCGTTCCTCCAATTACAGGAGGTGACGCTAGATAAGTACTAAAACCAGCACCACTAACTGTACTAGAGGCACTAAGTGTGGTGAAAGCTCCTGTACTAGGAGTTGTTGCACCAACAGACGTACCATTAATCGTACCACCACTTAGCGTAACTGTCGGAATAACTACAGTACCAGTGAAGGTTGGAGATGCCAATGTAGCGTAGGGAGTTAACAGCGTTGTAATCCCTGGACCCGAAATACTACCGTTAACTGTAAAAGCACCACTATTAGTCAACGTCGTAAAGGAGCCCGATGATGCAGAAGTGCTCCCAATGGGGGTTGACTGAATGGAAGCAAACGAAGCAGAACCCCCGAGATTAATTGAAGCCGATCCACCACCTATCGTACCAGTAAAGGTAGGACTAGCTAAAGGAGCATATCCTGCAATCGATGCACCACTGGGAATCGTTACAGTTCCGGTGAAAGTAGGATTATTAAAAAGCCATGTACGAAAGACTTGACCAGTGAAAGTCGTGTCCAAGGAAGTGGCTAAAGGCACGCCATAGATTATCGTAGTCGGATCAAAGACCGCTTGGATATTCGTAATTTGAGTAATATTTTGGTTGCCAGCCATGTTTAGTCAATTCCTTATGTTGTAAACCAAGTGTCATTAACACCGTCTGTCCATACCCACTTAGCAGTTGAGTTATTCGTACCTTGTGGCAGAACCACACCAGTTCCCACTGAACCACCAGAGCCATTGCTCAACTTGACTGTAACCGAAAAAGCACCTGTGGTATTGTTACAGTAAATGGACCGACGAGATGCATTAGCGTATGTACCATTGGTAATGATAATCGTAGCATTACTCGTCAGGGTACCTGTCAGAATAACAGTACGACCTGCTGGAGGGATGTCAATTGCAGTAGTCTGAAGACTGGTTGTATAGTTGGTACCACCGTATAGAACCTGAACACCGCCGGATTGGACAACACCACCAATAGCATTAGTAATTCGACAGATACAATCGTAACCGCCTGCCGGAAGAATAATCAGATCTCCAGTAACATATCCTGTACCTCCAGTAACAACCGAAAGGATTGAAGATACTGGTCCCGGAGAAGCAGAAACAAAAACAACGACAGTTAGACCTACACCTGCTGAATTTTGATTATAAATACCACCTGCGCCAGCAGCGAGGTTCAAAGGCAAAGCTGCAATTGAACGATTAATCTGCTGAGCTACAAACGACGTTGTAGCAGGATTATTTGAATTATCTACCGGGGATTGCAGGACTGAGGCAACGCCAGAAACCCCTGTAACTAGAGTTACGCCTGAGGTCATAATTAGCCCTGACCTGAGGTAGAGAGAATATTAATAACAACAGTACCAGTACCAGCAGTTACATTCAAGCGCATTGCTCGAATAGGGAATGCATAGTTACCATCTTGATTAGTGGTAGCAGCATTCACTGTAGAATTATTAAACCACACCGGCGTAATGGCCGGATTATACACATCATCAAATGTGTGTTGAACCGAGTATGTCGCTGAACCCGTAACCTCACAACCGAAACCAATATTGAAGTTTTGAGCACGGAAGTCCATAGGGACAATCGGAGAAGTACCAACACCGGTAACAGACAGTGTAACGGGACGCATTGTTTATCCTAATAATGAAGACGCCGCCCGGAGGCGGCATCGATTAACGCACGAAAGTCATCGTGAAGTAGAAAGGACCACCCGTCGTCGAGGCCGTACCCGTTTCTGCATACGTAGCCTTGATGAGGATATCACCAGAGGTTGTAGCAGCCGGAGCACGTTCCAGATTGAAGTAGTTAGCACCCTCCACGTTAGCTGAGTTCGTCGTACCCTTTACATCCACAGTACCCAACGTCACAGTCGTATTGGTTGCAAGGAAGGTAGCCGTCAACGTCACCGTTGCAGTCGTACCAGCATTACTCGCAGTCGTAGGATAGAAACGAATGCCGAGCATCGTCGAATCTGCCGAAAGCACACCAATCTTGGTAGCAGTCGTCATAGCCCGAGTAGCGGCCATACCGATAACAACCAAGTCCTTACGAACCATATTCAGGGCGTCTGGATAAGCGGGGTTATTGGGAAAGAGATCATCATTCTTAATACCCATTTAAATCTCCAAAAGAGAAGGGCCGAAGCCCTCCGGGTGATTAGACGCCTTGCGAACCGTACATAGCACGGGGATCGGTCCAGCCGAAGCTGTAACGCGACGTTGCCTTGAAGCGGGCGTTTTCCGTGTCGAAGTCATTGTCCATTTCGAACTCATCACCACGACGTTCAAACATCTTCATACCATTCTTCACGTCAGTGCGGATGAACCACGAAAGCGGCGACGTGAAATAGTGGTTAAGGACGATGCCCTTCGGGAAACGACCCGTCTGACGGAGTGCGTTGATATCGTTGTTATCCGTACCAACCCGACGTTCCGTCTTCAGGATACGCTCAGCTTCAAATTCCAGTTGGATCGGAAGAATGAGCGATTCAGGACGAACAGCAATACGCAGACCACGGTCGTTCGTGAAGTTAGCGATATCGATACATGCCTGTTCCAGTGCAGCTTCCGACAAGTCGGCAGCCGTAGCCAGAATGTTCGAGAACGTGCCACCAGCAAAGTTCGGG